GATGTGCCTCTAGGTAAAGTAACTAATTTATGAATCATAATATTATTTTCATCAGGGAATGCTTCTAAGATAGGCATGTTTTCTATAGCCTCTCCTGAGTATTGAGAACCATTAGGGTGATTTTCATTATATAATGAATAATCGATTTCATCATCCCCTAAAGCAAATTGAGTAATTCTAAAAGAACCATCATTTCTTGCTAAGGCTTCTCTTCCTGCCTTTGTTAAAATTGCATCTACTGTGATGACTGTGTTGTCTAAATATCCCATTGTTTTTGTTGTTTGTTATAAATATAAATTGTTTTCAAAAATATTAATCTTTTAAACCTAAAGTTGGATTTAAGTGATTAGCTATAAGTCTTCTAGGATCTCTTAATAATCTAGGAAATTTAGATCCTATACCTTTTCTATTAGGTCCTTTTTCTATTAATTCAGCTTTTTTTAGATAATAATCTAAGTTATTTCTAATTTGTGGGTTTAAGTTTTCAGGTATACAAATAAATCCTGCGCCCCCTATCCCATCAAATAAATCATTAATTTTATTAATATCTGCCATAATTACATTAGTTCTTTTTACTAATTTAGAAACCGTAAAAGATTCAAATTTAGGGGCAAACTCAAAATTACCACTTCCCGTTATTATTCCAAAGTTACTACCATTTATAGAAGCGGGGTAAGAATGTATTGCTGTTTCAGATCCTGATGTTGCGCCCCCTGCAAACCAAGTATAATATGAATGGAAAGAAGTTAAGTTTGATGTTCCTCCATAAGCTGTTTGTACTACAAATTCTTCAAAAGCAGGGCTTACTATTTTTGAATTTATAGAAAAACCACCTGCTGATAAAGTGGGTTGTGCTAATTGACATCCTGGAATTGGTATTTTTCTTCCTGGAGATAAGGATATACTACCAAAATGTCTTAAAGCTTGAGTAGTATTTTTTCCATATCTTAATTCTGTTTGTATTTGTTTTACACACCCTTTAGCTTCATTAAAAGTTAATATATGTAAATCTTTTTTAGCTGGAGGTGTAGCATAAGATCTATTTTCTAAAGGATCAGCAAAAGGATGAGCTTTAGACATTAATCTATAGAAAAAACCAAATACACTACTTCGTAAATTTCCTTGAGTAGATAATATATCTAAATTAGTTATACCAGATGCTGTCATAGTAGACCCTAGAGTGGCACCTGTCCCTCCATAGAAAAACGAACTTGATTTAGGTCTTCTCCACCACCAAGTATCTATATTAGTTTCTACTTTAAAAGAACCTGTTAGCTGTACTCTATTGTTTGAATTAAAAATAAAGGGGCAATTATTTTGTGATGGATTATTTGTTGTAAAAGGATTATATTGAGCCCCATAATAGAATTGATTATTCAGATTTTTTGCTTCATATTGTGTAGTTAATTGAGATTCTTGGGTAAAAGGTGCTTCGGAACATGAAGAATAAGTAGCTAATAAAGAAAACATACCTGCATTAAAATGAACTGTATATGCGTCTTTTAGATCATGTTCTGTTCCTTCGTCTAATAATCTTACTGTAAATTTTGCAGAATATTGTAAATCTTGTTTGACTACTCTTTCAAATACTTTATCATCTTCCCCTAATAATTCAGTGATAAAAAATTCATCATTATCAGGATCAAAAGTGAAAGCTTTATTTATAAAAACATAAGAAAAATCTTCTCCTACATTAGGAAATCTTTGATCTTCTTCATAACCTGATAATGTAGTTCCAAAAAATATAGTATTGGTGTAAGTTTGAACTACTGGATTTTTATCATAATTACCACTATCCCCCTCCCAAGATCTAGATACGTTTATTAAATGTTGAATATTAGGAAATCTTTGATGTGTTTGGCCAAATACTCTAGATGTAAATTCAGGACTAAATTTATTTGGATGTAAACCTATAATTTCACATCCATCTAAACGTGGGTTTGTCCATCCTTCTTGGCTTAATAAAGCATCATCAAATTCAACAGAATAATCTCTTCCTGATTTTATCTTTTCTCCATCTTTTTGACCAGGTTGATGAGCTACTAAACTTCTTACTGATACTGGAGCATAATTACTTGGGTGTATTGCCATATTTAATAATCTGTTTCTTTACCTAATTGTAAACTTCGGAAATAAATACTAGAAGGTCTTCCTTTTAATGCATTTCCTAATAAAATACTTGATTGAAAAGGTTTATATCTAAAAGGAATACCTGTAGTTGTTACTGGTGTTATAGGAGCTTGTGCTCCAAACTGAGGTTCATCTAATATTACTCCCCCATGAGAAGAAATAGCTATTGAACAAGTTATTTGACCCCAAAAACCAGAAGCACTAATTAAATTCCCATAATTAGCAAAAAATGTTTGATGTGAATCAGGTAACATTGTTGTATATTCGTCTGTAGTAGGGACATGTAGTGAAAATTTATTTCTTTCTAAATAGTGGGGTTCTATTAATAGACCTGTTTTTAAGTTTGCTTTTGCAGGAACATGTTGTTCTATTATTTTAAATAAAGTATGATCTATATACTGAATTAATTTTGTATAATCCCATATATTATATTTTTGGTTATTTTTATATTTTTGAAAATATGTATCTTTAATTGTTTTTAAATCTCCATAAGTAGAAGATGATTGAGCTGATTTTAGGGGAGATCCTATATAATCATCTAATCTAAAGCCTCCTAAAGTATAAATTATATCTTCATTTATTTCATGTTGGGGTGAAAAAAATATTCCTAAATCCTCAAAATCATTTGGTTGTCTATCTAATGTAGATGTTTCTGATTTTACAATAACTGATAGAATATTATCATCTATATCTCCATCATCTATTCTTACTTTTTCACTTGACATTGAAGCCCCCACAGTATCTGGTGTTACTAAGTGGTGTTTTTCTACATATGATTTCCATTCTTCGTTATTAATAATAGAAGAGGATATTTCTGTTATGTAAGGGACTTGTTGGTTGGGGTGGTAACTTCCACTATCATAACTTAATATATTATTACTTCCTAAAGGTAATCTTAATACTGTATTTGTAAAAGAAGAAGAAATTGTATTACCTGCATACATAAAAGGTTCTAATGCATGTTGTGTTAAAGTTTTATCTGATAAAAGCTCCCCAAAATGGTATCTTATTTCTTGAAGTGAACCAGAATAACGTAAAGTATCTACTGTATTATAGGCTGCTGTAGTATTAGGGATTACTCCCCCAAATGTTGCAGTGTTTGCTCCCCCCATATTCTTCCCTCCCTCACTAAATGGGTCTCCAAAAGTTAAAGCTCTGTCAGCTTCTGTTTGAGAATTAGTTGCAGTGTACTTAGATGTATTTTTTAGGAAATTTGATTGATAAGCGCCAAATTGAATATCTGATGAACTTCCTGATGGACCTGAGGTTCCTATATGAATGTTCCAAAACTCACCATTATAAACGGGAAAATTAGACGTTGAAGCTGCTATTAAGTTGTTTATGTATAAATCTATTTTACCAAATTGAGTTGAATCATTAGAAGAAGATATATCATTCCCCGTATAAGGAGTTAATATTAAGTGGGGATCCAAAATTGCATTACTTCCTGATAAACCAAATAAATGATATTGATCTGTTGATCTATGGGGTTTTATTCTAAATTCTACTGTTTTTGCCGAAGCAGATATTGCATCTGTTAAAGAAGAAGACCAATTTGTTTTAATGAAATATCCCGAACCTGTAGAATCTCCTGTAAGTGAATGTGAATATTTATCATAACTAAATGTTTTGTATCCTGATTTATCTTTTACAGGACCCCCATATTCTTTGATATTCCTCTTTCTGTTCCTTTAGTTTTTAAGAGATAGGGGGCATTATGATAGAGTCTTTTAAAAACTTCTTTAGTTATATCTTGTTTAGGTACTGAACCTGCATTTGATGAAGTTATTAATGACTGTGAAATAGGGGTATTATAAAAAGGATTTCCTTGTGTTCCTTCTCCTAAAATATATTCAATTAAATTAGCATTTTCAAATTGATCAAAAGTCTCTATCCCCAAACTTTTTAAAGCTACATATACTAAGTTTTTAGAAACACCATCAGTATGGTGTGAATCTTTTTGTTTTGTAATATGATGAATATAAGTCCATATTTGGTCAAAGTGTTGGCCTATCATATTTGAAAATAAAATATATTGATTATTTTCAGGATTATCAGCTATATGTTTAGGAATTAAATTTAATAATGTGTGTGGGTTTTGTCTATCAAATAAAGAAGAAGATAATAATTGACCACCATAAGCTGTTGCGTTTTCTGTGTCACTTCCTAACCATTCTTCTCCTTGAGATGATGTTGTATGAACTAAATTGTAGGGGGGAATAATATTAGTTTTTGGCCAAGCAAATGCTCCTGATTCAAAATATAAATATCTTTCATACCCATCAAAACCTTTTATTAAGTTGGTTTTTTTATCTTCAACAAGTTTTCTATTTTCTATTACAGCCATACTAGAAGAAGTATCACCTGTGATAGAATTTATGTTTGTTACTTGACTATTATATAGTTCTACTAAACTTAATTTATATTTAAAGTTTTTTAAACGTTCTGTTGCACTACCAAAATGTACAAAATTATCAAAATGATAAGCTCTATCTAAAGAACCCGTATCTGTTATTCTTCTTATAAAATCATATTGTATGTTAGGTACTTCATTATTCTCTAACTGTTGGAGTAAATGTTGATATGAAGATGTTAAACTATATTCTAAAGCAGTGTCAAAAGTTTTATACTGTGAAGGAATACTATTTAGTAATCTAGTATCTACTTTATAGTTAGGACCTCGAAGTTGAATTGAAGTATTAATTTCTGCAGGTTCTCCTAAATCTACATCCATAGAAATAGGATCTGTTATTTCTGTTACTATTCTAAAAACATCCCCCACTAATAAATCAGGGTCTAAAGGCTCGAATAGTTTTACTAATAATTCAGGACGATTACTATTTACCGCTATGTTTATAGCTGTTTCATTACGGTTTTGACCAAAATTAAGTACAAAATCTTTATAAAATGCTGCTTCTTCTATTTTAGCTACAAGTATTTGTAGTTGTGATTTTATTTTATCACTTTTATTATAAGATATTTTTAATTCTTGTCTTGAAGGTGATATTTCCTTAATAGAAAATATTTTACCAAAACCATTAAGAATTTGTTTCTTTTGAAGATTTAATATTAGTTTATACCTTCCTGAAGAATAATTTAACTTAGTAAGAATATCTACTGGATTAACTACAAAATTATTTATTTTACCATATGAATCCGTATCTGTAGGTGATTCATAATCCTCAAAACCTGTTATTGATTCTAATAATTGGCCTTTTAGATTGTAAATATGGAGTTCTATGTAATCTTCGGAGGCTCCAAATTTTCGTGAAATGTTTCTAAAAGCTACAGACTTTGGTAGACTTATTCTTTCTAATGTATCATAGTCTCCTTTAGAAACATTGGGGATTATATTTTTTGATGGTTGGTTCTTGGAATTTTGATTAGCTAATTGATTTGCAAAATTAATTTTATCATACCCCTTAGGCATAAATATATCCCCCGTATCTATTTTATCTATTATATTACTTATATCTTTAGAAGAGGGTATTTGAGCCTTTATAGCTTTACCTTTTTGTAATATTTTATTTTTGAATGATTTCATTTAATTAATAATTATCCGTTGATCTTTCTCCATCTTTATAATATTTTCCTACAATACTTGCTAAGTCTCCTTTTCCTTTTTCCCATCCCTTAAATTGGTTTATAGCTGAATCTGATATATTTTCATAATTATTTTCTGTTAATGTATCATACATTTCTGATATTCCCTCTATAGTAGTATCTTGACCACTTTCTAAATTTTGATAAATCATTTTATATGCTGCTAGTTTTCTTCGTGCTTTCTCTAATTCTACTTTTGCTACCTTAAACTCTATATTTGCCTCATCTCTTTCAATTTGAGTATATGCATTTACCCTATCATTCCCATATTTATAATATAGAGTTTCCATATTTCTTTCTAGATCCCAAGCATCAAGTATTTCTTTTTCTAGTTTTATTTTATATTCATCTATGCTATTAGAGTTATCTGGGTTTGCTTTATGGTCCGATGGGTCTAATCTTACCGCAATTGCTTTAGGAGATTGTTGTAATCCTCCCCCAATATCTTCTATATCTAACGCAGGACCATTATCTATTTGAGATAATACATTCATAGGTGCAGGTTTGACAATAGCCATTTCATAATCATCATCTGATTCTTTAAAACCTAAAGCTACTTTTAAAGTCTTCCAAACCATACCTGGTCTTCCTCCTACTATATTTCTTTTTTTACCCCTTTCCATAAAGAAATAACTTCCTCCCTTATCTTTAGATAATACAGTTCCATTAGGATAAAATGGATGTTCTTCTGGATTTTTTAATTCTTCTATTTCTTCTTCTAATTCCTCTATTTGTAATTTTAGACTTTCTATTTCATTATCTCTAGACTCAAACATATCTAAAATTTCACCACTTTTTTCTAATATATAACGATGTGATTTTATAGTTCCTTCTTCAGGTATATCATAAAAAAGTTCATCATAGTCTATAAAAAATTTATTTATATTTTGTATTTTAGGTTTATTTAATTCTGAAAAATCAGTATTAAGATTATCTCTAACTCCCTCTGCCCCATATAAATCTTTTTCGACAATAATAACTTGGTTATTGTTTACAGGAGTTAAAATTTCTGGTAAATTTTCAGGTAATATTATTGTTTTTTTGTAAATGTCTGCCATTATCTTACTACTTTAAAAATATAATCTTCATCAAATATTTGAATACCATCATCATTATCAGATCTAAACATTAATTTATAATAACGTTCTGGTTGTAGTCCCTCCATATGTAAATCAAAATACATACCCTCACTATCTGTACTTAGTTTTGTAAAAGAAGTATCAAATGGAATTATTACTTCATCTGTTTCTCCATCCCTTAGACTATAGTAACTTGTTTGTGGTAAATATTTTATATCTAAGTAATTTGAGGTTGTTGTAAATGTTCTGTCTGGGTATCTTTTTCTTACTGTTAATCTAAAACGTTGTTTTGATTTTCTTTGAAAGACTGCCTTATTATTATATAAGGATAAAAATATATCTCCACTACTTAGTATTTTTGTGGAGTTAACAATTGTATGGTTTGAATCATCCCATCTAAAGGTTAATTTAGGTGGATAAATTGTGTGTGTATTTGAAGAAAAATATTGCATTTCACCAAAACTACTTGATGTATTTACTTCAATAACATCTGGTTGTTTTATAATAAAACCATTATTATATATACCCGTTGGGTAGGATTCGTTTGCAAATAAACTTGCGCTAAATTTTTGAACTATTGTAGTTACATCTAAGTTTACATCTAAATCTTCTCCTTCTAAAAACTGTTGTGTAGCATTAAAAGCACTACCTGTATACCAAACACCTCCACCGGCCCTTATTAAATTACCTGTATTAGATATATTTATAGATCCCGTTGTAGCTATAGCGAAGTTTGAAGTTAACCATTCTGTTTTGGTAATATCATTATCTTTATAAACCCAAGTCGCGCCATTTGAAGATGTATGCATGTTTGTATATCTTCCTGTTCCTTCATTCCATGATTGAGATACAGCAAATAAATCTATATTTAATGTTTTAGCTAGATTTTTATGTTCTGCAGAGAATAATTCTAGATTTACTGTTGAAGTTCCGTTATTAAATATATTAGAACCTATCTTACTTGATATTACGTCTTTTATTTCTTCATTTTTAAATTTTATTAAAACTCTTGAGGGGTAATATCTCTGATTTGTTTTTCCCTTTTCTTTTACGATTTCAAGAATTTCATCATGTCCTGTGTTTAGTTTAACCCTATTAGGGTGACTATATATTGTTGTATCGTCTTCGGGAAATAAAAAATAGT